TTACCAGATCCTCGTAATTTATTTTTAGTAACTATTACACCTTCACCATAATCAAAAGAATCAGCAGCACCTGATGGTATATAGTTGCGTAATAATCTATAAGCTTGGAACTCAGTACCCCATCGTCCACTATTAGCACTATTAGTCCAATTCCACTGTGCTTGAACTTTACATGAAGATTGATTAGTAAGTTCTAAATTACCTGAAGAGTCATCATATCCATCTTCAGTTCGTTTAAAGTAAAAGAATATATAAGGTACTTGTTTTTCTTTTAATATATCTCCAAATAATTCATAGCCAGTTACTAAATAACTAGAATAACTAACACCTGTTCCATTTGAAGTTACCCAATCTTTAAAGGTATCATCTTTATATTTACTTATTGTAAAGTTAGTTCCTGATATAGTTAAGAAACTAAACTGAGTACTTCTAGCAGTTTGAATAGAACTGTCTACTACTACATCAGCAGTACTTGTTTGAACTAAATCCGTACCTGCATATACAGCTTCTTCAAATGTAGTAACAGCATATCCTGGAATAGGTATATAATCTGCTATATAAGGTGAATTACTAGCTAAAGATGATATAGAATTTAAATACCAAGCTTGTAAAGTAAGATCATATATTAATTCTTTATTATAATTATTAATATAATTAGTTTCAGAATAAGTATCTGAATCATTATATAACCATCTTACTCTATTTTCTTTTTCATCATAATAACCTCTACAGTTATTTTTAGCTATCTCTGGAATTTCTAAATATAAAGATTGAATAGTAGTAAGTGATATAGACTCAGCTCTAAATCGACCTGATGCACTATCAGGAGATAACGAATATATACCAGCTTTAGACCAATATACAAAGTTACCACCAATACTTACGACAGAATCTGCATTAGTAATTCCATTAGTAGATATTTTAGATGCCTGGAATGATACAGCATTAAATCCACCAGTGTCACCATAAACTTCCCATACACCGTTTTCACAGAAAACTAATAAAGAAGCTTGAGATGACGCAATTTTTACAATACGAGTAGCTTCTGGTATTTGAATAGTTCCACCATCTGATGCTATAACATCATTAATACCTGGATCAGTAGGATCAGCCTCTTGGTAACATTTTTCTAAATCTTCATCAGATCTTACAACTCGTGTAAAGAAAATATATCCAGAATAATTAGGAGATCTATCATCAGGAGTTGTTATATTTGATTGTACTCCTGAATAAAATATACGTTGAGCATAAGATGCTACAGTAGTTAATGTACCAGTATCTTGATCTAAAGGTAAACCTGATGATACATCAGACTCAGTCATACGACTACTACCTCTATTAAATGCATCAATTACAAAAGAACCTCTTGATACTCTATATCTAGAATGAGAGTTTCTTTTTAAAATATCAGCACTAAACTTTTCGTAGTTACTATTAGATGGATTACTATTTTTACCAAGAGTCCATACATCAGAATTACTAGGATATTTATAATCAAAGTTATTTGACCTAGCACAAAGATCAATAGCATCAGAAGGAGAACCTTGAACTGTTCCTACATTGTAAAATTCTATACTAGGGTTCCAACCTTGATTACGTAAATTATATTTATGTGCTGGAGTTATAGCTGTTAAAGAACTACTGCTTGTATTCCAACCAGCAGGTCTAAAGTCATCATCATATCCATCGTCTACTCCAAATAAATCTCTAATTTTTAAAGTAACTGTAGATTGAGTAACTGCTCCAGTGCTAGTATTATATGTTAATACTACAGGCTTTGCTAAATCTTCTGATACTAAAATACATTTATTATTAATAACTGCTGTTTCTAATTTAGAATTAGATAATCCAGTTATTGTAATATAGTTACCACTATTTTTAAAGTTAGCACTGGGATTTGATGTAAGTAAATCTACAAACCATAATCTATTTTTAATTCTTACAATACCTAAAGATACAGTAGTATCTCCACCAGGAGATTCCCAAACGTGAAAAGACTGCTTACCTTCTTTAATATCAGCTGTAGTTAATCCTGTAGCTTTAAGTTGATATAACTCTTCAAAGTCTACACCTAACCTTCTAGACCTAGAACCATCCCTATTAAGTACAAAGTTTTCTTCATCAACAGATGCAGATTCAGGAAATGTTAATTCATTAGCCTCAGTAACTAATCCTTTAATAAAGGATCTAAAAGACTTTTCACTTTTAACAGCCATTTATTCCTCTTCTTTAGAAATAGATTTCTTTTTAGAATCGTCTTTTGAATTTGATATATATCTAAGAACAGCTTCATCTACTAAAGAAATAGATGTGTATACTCCTGAAAGTTCTTCAGGTAGTTCACCACCACCTTCATACTTAAGAATATAATGAGCTGTACCTGGTTGTATAAAGGCTTGAAGTTCTTTAGTACCTTTACCTTTATATGATCTTACTACTTTAACGTCCATTTTAGTATCCTTGTTTTTTAGGTTTAGCCATTTTCTTTGCACCTTTAGCCATAGGTTTTTTCTTTGCTTTTGCTGCTGCTTTTTTTGCTGCTGCTGACATTGGTTTCATTTTTTTCTTGCCTCCATATTGTTCTTTGTGAATAAAAGCTTTTGTATTACTAGTTGTTTGCATTAGTAATTAGGTCCTTTCTTTACTCTAGTCATACGACCATAGTTAGGATAATGTATACCATCTTTAAGTCTCCAAGCATCTTGAGACATTCTACGTTTTTGAGATGTAGATACTTGCTCTGCTTTAGCATTAGCCATTTGTTTTAATGTAACAAAAGCTACTGATTTAGATTCTGCAAGAAGGTAACTAAACATTTGTACTGGTAAGTCAGGAGTAAAAGTATCAGTTAGTGTAAATGTTACTGAACGTTTACCATGACATTGTGTTTTACTATTTTGTAATGTAGTATCTACTACTGAATCATAAGAATCAAATACTAAATTTTCATCATCAAAAGATGTAAAGTACTCAGGAGCTTTATCATTCTTAACATTAATAGATATACCTGTAGGATCGGTTATCACAGTTACATTTGATTTAGAACTATCACGTTTATCTACAACTTCCATAAAATCTTCTGGCATAAGATATTTAATTTTTAAATATTTATCTTTTGTATCTGTAGATTTACGTGTATTATATTTAATATACTTAAGATCTATAATATTTTCAGGAAGTTTCATATGAGTAGGTCTAGAACTAGTACCACTAGATTCTAATTGAAATAACTCATACAAAAAATCATAGTCTCTACCATCTATAATATTATAGTAAGTAGTTTTTATTATTTGTGCTACTTGTAATGATTCTACACTGTCGTTAATAGAGTTGACTTCATCTGAATCCATATCAGATAATATGTCTTGTGTCATTTCAAGTAGTGTCATTTTAGCCATAGTTTAATCCTAGTCTAAATAAAGAACAGTTAAGCCTGCTTCTATAGGAGTAAAGTTAGTACCTGAAGATGTACCATCTCCACCTGCATAAATAGATAATGTTTGATTAGCAGTAGCATTTACTAGTCCTGTTGAAGATATAACAATCTTATCAGCACCATTAGTAGGTTTAGATACAGCTACTTCTCTAGAAGAAACCGTTCCATCTAAAGCATATTTAAAATGATAAGAAGATCCTGAAGCAATTGCTGCTGTTGATAAAGTTATCCAAAATGATATATAGTAATGTCCTGCATATAGTAAATCTATTTCACCATTAGCAGCATCTACAGTAAGATGATCTTCATTACCTGAAGCTGTCCATTCACCTGATGGATTTAGTTTAGTAAAAGCAGAAGCTGCTGCTAATGTATGAGCAGTTGTACCTCCACTAATATAAATTTCAGCGTGAGCTTTTCCTGGTGCATATTTCCAGTCACCTGATGAAGCTCCGTCTGATACATAAACTTTACCTGCAGTAGCTGCAGCTATACCTTTAGGTTCATGTATGTCTGGATCTGTAATTGCGTTGTGTTGTACTGTCATTTGTTTATCCTAAATAATAGGGGGGACCGAAGTCCCCTACCTAATTAAGCTTTCGTATATTCTACGATAAGTCTACCTGCACCTGCAGTTAAGTCATCTACGTTAGGAGCAATAACAACTTCACCTGCTACTGCACCAATAGAAGCACCAACTAAAGCACCTGTGCCATCAACAACTGTACCAACGTCTGCTGCATCTTCAATAGCTGTGTCAACTAAGTTAACTGCTGTTAAAAGACCATCAGCATCAATAACGTTGCCGTCTTTGTCATTAAGACCTACTAATAAATCAGTAGTTCCTGAAGTAGAAGTCCATGGAGAATCTACAATAAATTTAGCAGAAAGAATTCTAGCATTAGCAGGAATAGAATATTCCAATGCAGAAGTACTTTCGCCTGGTAGATCGTCATATGTAAACTCCCACTCTACTGTTTTAACAGAAGTTTTAGTTCCATATTCACCACCATATTTTTTAGTAGTTTCTCTAGGACCATAGTGGTTTAGTACACCTAAACCTGCGTTATTTTCATAAGCCATTTATAGTCTCCTTAGAAGTTTGTTGGATGAGTTAAAATTACACCCAATGTGTCAACACGTTGAGCACCTAGACCAAAGCGTGAAGTTACTTGGAACTTGTCAGCTCTTTCTTCGTTGTCTCTCCAACCTTCTGTTTGAGGAGCACGTCTCCATGCATGCATAATTGGCTTACATGTATCGTCAGCCACACACATAAAGATGTTTGCTTTATCTCCAACAGCAGCAGTTTCAGAAGTTAAACCATATGATGATGCATTGATTGCTTCTGCTGCAGTTAATGTTGGTAAGAAGTTTGAAGTATAAACGTCCCAACCAAAAATGTTTCTTACGAATTTATGATCACGAGCAAAACCTTCTGTAACCATACCTTCAAACATTGGGTTGTTAGAAACGTTAACTAAGTTTTGTAAGCTATTTAATGTAGCTTCAACAACTGGATCAACTACAGCAATACGTCCACCTGCAGGTACGTTAGCTTTATCAAAAGCTAATTTCATTGAGATGAAGTCTTGTAATGTAATTGTTCTAGCGTTAGAAGCAGCAGAACCTACCCAACGGTGAGGTCTACCATTAACTAAGTTAAGGTTTGCACCTGTTTGAGCAGCATTAGCTACGCTTAAAAATTTAGTTTCGTGGTTTTCACCAAGAGCACGTGTAGATTCTTGAGCTCTCATCGCCATTAATGTGTCGATTTGAGAACCATCTTCACGTAGGTCATCAGTAACTTTCCATGCATCACCAACATAATCAGTAATAGAAAGATTGATAGTACCTGTATCAATAGGTGAAAAGTTTAAAGGTGTATCTTCAGCAGCATCTTGAATTGTTACTGAACCAACTGTCTTGATGTTTAAAGTTGTACCTGAACCGAAGTCAGAAACGTCTCTATACATACCTTCTGGTAACAGATAGTCATGTAAGTTTTCAAGGATAAACTGAGAATACTGTTGCGATTCAATAAACGCATTAGTATTTGTAGTATTTTGAGCCATTATAAGCCCTCCTTAAATTAAGATTGTTGTTTAACTTTCTCGCCTGCTGCTCTCCATGCATTAACTAAGTCACTAGTTTTAGCACCTTTAGGAACCCTTGCAGATAACTCTGGTTGAGTTTTATTCTGCGCTAAAGCTTCTGTATTTACAGATCCAGAGGATTTAGATACATTAGTTTTAACATTAGGTTCTAAGTCGGCTAATCTTAACACTAAGTTAGGAGATGTAGCTGCGAGCTCATTTAGTTTCTGTGGAGTAAGATTCAAATCTTTAGCTAAACTATTATAAACAGATTCTGCGTTGGATCCATATTTCTCAGAGAATTTAGAAGCTACCTGAGAAGCATTTGCTTGAGCAGTTTTTTTCTGTTCATTTTGTTTAAGAGTTTGATTAACTAACTCCATAATGTTATCTTGGTTCAGTCCAGTCTCTTGCGTGGTATTCGCTGCAGGCTGTACTCCAGACTTTATTTCATCAAGAAGTTCTTGTGTAGTTTTACGCTTAGATAACTCATCCTTTAACTCAGCTAACTCAGACTCTAAAGTCTGAATATGATTCTGAGCATGAGGTACAGATCTTAATGCTTCTTCTGCACTAGAATATTTCTTACCTTCACCTACCAAATCTTGAGCTTCTGTCGGAATCTCAAATGGTTTAGTTTGGGTATCTTGTTGTTGAGCCTCTTGGGTAGTTGGTTCAACGGTTTCTTGTACTGCTTGTTCTTCTGCCATTACTTTTCTCCTTGGTCAGGAATAAGATTATATAATTTTGAGAAGGCTTTTTGTAAGCCTAATTGATAAGCATGGTATTCAGACCATGATGGTTTATCAAATGTAGACTCATCTATTGCCTTTCGTTGTGATAAACTTATTTGTTCTTGACAATAAGTTCTTATTATCTTAAAGGCTTCAGCCTTTGATAAGGCTTTGCCTTTTTCATCTTTCAAATTCATATAAATATTATACCATAAATTTAACGAATTGTCAATCTATTCAGGCATACTTTGTTCCATAGCCTGTAGATCTTGATCTAAAGATCTTTCTTCTACACTAGGTTGACCTGCTTGTGCTTGCAAATCTTGTTGAATCTGCATCTTAAGTTGCTCTTGCTCAGCACCTTCAAAGAGTGCAGCATTGTCTTTAATAAAGTCAAACTTCTCAAAGCCCATATATTCTTCAACCATGTTTGCAAGTTTCTTAGCAGATATATGTGGAGCAATATATTGTCCTATAGGACTATTAAATACACCTAACATATTCTGCATTAACTGTGCTCTCGCAGCATAATGTCTAGCACCAATAGGTCTAAGCTTACCACGAGCAGTTAAATCTTCTTTAGTTACTGATAAGAAATCAGCAACACCAAAGTCATCATCCATAACTTTAGCTAACTCAGGTAAGTCTAAGTTACGTTTAGCTGACTCTAACATAGAATTTAAAACAGGTTCTAAGAACTCAGTTTCAAATTGATTAATTTTATTTTGGAAGATTCTTGAAGCTGCATTTTGTAGTTGTTGAACTTCAAATGCTGTCTTTTCACCTGGACTTCTAAAGCCCATAGCTTCTTTAGGAGCTCCCGCCATTTCTTCCATTACGTTTAGTATAGCTGCAATTTCATTATTAACTTGAAAAGCAGCTGCATTAGGAGCCATAGCTTGAACATCACCATCTTCAGGAATATGAATTGTTTCTTCAGGACCCCATGTAAATGGTTCTACGTCTCCTACCACTTTAAGTGGTGGATGTATAGTAAGATCTAAAGCATCAGCTTTAAGATTCTCTAAGTGATCAATACGATATTGTAAGCCTACTAAGTTATCTAGTGGACCCATAGCATATAAGTTATCAGGACGTTTTCTCCAACCTACATGAAACTTATTATCTTGTCCTAGTAAAGAAGGATTATCCATTCTTCTTAAAATATAACTTCTATCTAAAATAGTTATAACTTGATTTCTATAAAGTTTCTTTTCAATAGAATCATAGTAGTCACCTTCAAACTCTAAGATTTCTACGTAACCTGATTGATAGTATTCTTGTAAAGAACCAAAGCCATCTACTCTAAATGCTTCAGCTTTATTTATATCTTCTACTTTAAATTGAGATAAACTATTTCTAATTTCTAATGCTTTATCTACAGCTGCTTTATCATATTGTAACTCTGGTTTATCTTCTATATCAATCATAAGTTCACCTACAGATTTAATATATCTAGTAAACTTAGGTGAATCTTTAAATGATGGAGCAGTAGGATTAAATACAATATCAAATGGTGATATACGTTTTAATCTAGGACCATTATAAACTGTAGTAGGATTATTATCTTCACTACCTTTTTCTACTTCATTAACATATTCTACTTCTGCAAAAGCATTACCATAATCAATATAATCTGCTACTAATTGAGATATAGTTTCTTTAAAACCAGATTCTTTAGTTTTAGTTTTAAGATAAGCTTCAATAGCTTTACGTTTATTTACATACGTATCTTCTAAAGTAGCTCCCTCCCACTTCATCCAATCGTCATTAGGAAATAAAGCATCCATGTAGTTAGCATGTAAGTTATCTCTAATTTGTGTTAGTTTAGGTAATGTAGTTTTATTTTTCCAAGGAAGATTAGAATTAGAAGTAGTTGTAGTATCTGTAGCAAATAAATAGTTACGTAACTCTCTCCATTCAGCTTCTTTGTTTTGTCTTTGTATCCACCATTGATTATATAAATGCGCAAGATTCCTTGCCATTGTATCTGGATTAATTGCTTTTTCAAATTGTGCTACTTTGCCTGCCATATATTTTCCTTAGTAAGATACTCCCCCAAAACGAGAGTGTGTTAATACATTAGAAGATACCATACTTACATTAGATCTTTGTCTAGGTACTATAGAAATAGCTACTGCGTTTGCTAATGCATCTTTAACATCATCATGAGGTGGATGAACTTGTGATAGTTCTTCTTCTAATACTTGACAGTTACCACCTTTATAATGCCATATTTGTTGGTTATGATACTTAGGTTCTAGTGTAGCGTTAATACGTTGACGCTTATCACCTTGATACCTAGTAGGTCTATACTCATCTATAACTAATGGAATACCATTAGGTTTAAGATAACTATCTTTTAATTCTTTTACAATTGTTTGTTGAGCTACTGTAGTTTCAGCTCGTAGTTTTCTAAAGCCCCATTTTTCCCAAGACTTTAATATATGATCATAATAATCTACAATACGATCTGTTTTAAATCTATCTATATCTAATACATAATAGTTACTTTGATGATCTACTCCTACAACTACTAGTGCGGTACTATCAGCTTGTTTACGTAGTGAAAAAGCAAAGTCAATAGCTGCAAAAATATTTAACTTACGATCTCTAATATACCAGTCACCTTCTTGGTTTTGTAATACAGCTCTATCATAATACTGATAGTTTTCTGCATTTATATTAGCTGCTTCAGAGTTATTAGGATCATTATAATATTGAGCATAAAACTGTGTAATGTCTACATACTTAGCTTTAATACGTGCTAATTCTTTTGCATCAAATCCAAAAGCTTTACCATCTGATCGTTTTTGTTTAGACCAAAGAAACTCACCATCTGTTTCTACTACCTTTTGGAATAACTCATATACATTTTCTTCTGATTCTAACTCACCTGTGTCATCAAAAATTTGTTCTTTCATATTAACCATGGTATCATATATATCTCTAGGATGATAACGAGTACCCACAACCCACTCAAGAGCACCAGGGTTTTCGATAGATGCCAACTGTGAGTATGCCGAAGAGACTTTAGATCTACCTTCTTCCGTATAAGCATTACCTGGCACCACAATATCATCAAGAACAACCACATCAGCGTGAAACCCAGTAGTATTACTGGTAAGCCCAACTGCTTTAACACTAGCATCTCTTACTCCTTCAAGCTTACGTTTAGGATGGTCTACCGCAATCTCTGCTACTGCCCACTTCTCTCGTTTACCTTCTTCTTCATGGATCATATCCTTCCAGTATCTACGATAGATGGGACTATCTATAATATTTTTAATAGCATACAACTGTTTTTCTGCTAAGTCAGCCGTAGCTGATACATATAGTATTGTAGTCTCAGGATGTTTAGTTAACCACCAAGCAGTCCTATAAGCTATAAGTTTTGACTTCATATGTCCACGAGGTAACAATACTAATTGATTTTCTTTAGCATCTTGTCTACCCCACCATGATATTAGTTCTTCATGGATAGCACCGAGCATTAAGTGAGGTGCAACTAGTCGTATAAAAGTCAACAGATCATTTTCTGCTGCTTCTCTGATTTGGTCAATCTGACTCATTTATTTCTTTCTGTATTTAGCTGTCTTCTTTTTTATTTTATCTGGTTGAGCTACAAACTGCTTACCTTTACGATTACCTGCAGCCTTAGCTGCGTTAGTAGCTTTCTTTTCAGCAGGGCTTAATGCTTTCCATGCTGCATCAGGTAAGTATCTTTTCTTTCCTTTACTTGGTGTACCATCAGAAGTTCTCCACTTCTGTTTAGTCCAAGCTTTTAAACTCTTTTGTGATTTAGCTAATGGCATTTTATGTTTTCCATTTAGGATCTATTTTTACTCTTGTACCATCTGGATACTTTAAATAGTTAACTTCTTTAACTTTATGTTTTGTTTTTGGTTTTACAGGTAATTGATCTGCTAATGTAAAACCTGCAAACGGATTTTTAGATTTAGTTTTTTTACCCATTATTTATAACCACCACCCTTAGCTTTGTATTGTTTAGCCAACATCTGTGCTTTACGTGCTGACCACTGACCAGGTTTACCACCTTTACCCCCTGCTTTAATTTTATTAAATAATGCTTTACGCATTGTAGGTTTAGTATAGTTACCTGCTGAATTAACTGTGCTTTTCTTTTTAGTAGCTACCATTTAACTTTATGACTCCAGTATCTAGCACTCATCTTATCTGGGCTAGAGTCCTGAGCATTGTGTCTAGCATAGTAAGATTTCTTACGTGCTTTGTCTTTAGCAGATGTAGGATTCTTACCTGCCCCTTTTACACCTTGTTGACCAAAGCGTATTAGTTTAGTTTTATCTCCTACCTTAGCTACCACAACATGAGACTTCTTAGGATGATTAGGAGTACGCTTAGGTTTGTTATAACCTGATACTCCTGCTCTAACTAATTTAGGATCTTTTTTACTTGCCATTAGTTTTCCTCGCTGATTCAAATAAACCACCACCAAAGTAAAAACCTACAATAGCTAACATGATCTCACCTAACCACATCTCATTAGCAAAGGCTTTTGCTTCATTAACATTTTCCATATTTATAACACCATATAAAGCACCAAGCACTCCATTCAACATTATAAATATAAATACTGCTGTAAACATTATAGCTAAATATCTTTGAGCTAATTTAAATGGAGCATATGCAGATAATAACTCTATCTTAGCTTTATTCTTAGCTACAATTTCTTCTTCTTTACTAGTATGTATAGAATCAATTAAGTCTATACCTTTACTAATAACATCACCACTACCTAATATTTTTGCTAATATACCTATCATTTATTTCCCCATAAATTACTCATAGCTAAACATAATAAACCTGCACCTATACCAGTTACTACAGCTTCTGTTGTTGGTCCACCAAATCCTGATGGATGTAATATAAAATCTGCAATTGCTGTAAAAAATCCAATAACTCCTGCTATAGCAAACTTACTTTTTGTAATGTGTTCTTTATCTATTAATATAAATAATAATGTAGCTAATGAAGCTACTGTTCCTACTTGTAATGCTTTTTGCCAATGACCTAATGTCATAATAAATAAATTACCTTGAGTCATAGCAACCATACATGAAGTTGTTGACTCGCTTAATCTTTTACTAAATACATTTAAGTATTTATTCATTTAAGCCAATTCCATAAATTACTTACTTTTACTGCTACTTTTTTTAATTTGTTGTGTACTTGATTTTGGATACGGCTGTAACCCTCTATGATCAATATAACCGCAAGTATATAAAGAATCCACGTCATTTAGTTTTCTCCTTATTGATTGACATATTCTACTTAACATTATATATTATGAAGAATAACAGTTATAAATACAGCACCAAAACCTGCTAGTGCTCCCCATATTAATTTGTTTAACATAGTTTCAATACGATCTAAACGTTTGTGTATTGTACTGTAACGCTCTGCACAAAGTCTTTCGTGAGCAAGTAGTTCTTCATGTGGTGACATTATTCACCCCAGTCCTGTGAATTCATTACCTCTATTAATGCTTCTACAGTTGTTGCACCTGCAATAGCAGTTTCTAATCTATCACATTCAGTTCTGATAGCATCACGCTTAGTGGTTACATCAGCAGGAATAGCAGTAGTTTTTTCATTTAGTCTTGTAACATACCAATCTGTTTGTGCTAATAGTTTACCTGCTGTGTCTTTGACTTGTGCAGTCATAGTATGTTTAAGACCATAAGTTGTGTAAGTTTCTCCATCAACTTCTTCAGTGACATTTTCCAATGCTTTTGGATTGTTAATGTCACCATCCCAGTAGTATCTATCATCAGCACGAACAGGATCATCTTCCCATGTAATACCGATAGCAGTTCTTTCTGCTTCTGTTGATTTTTGTAACCAATTAGAAGGATACATCACATCACCTACTGTGAATGACCTTCCAATCCTGAGTGTTAAGTTTCCTAGTTTATACATAATTACCTCGCTAAAGATTGTTTGAATGGGTTTTCGGCAAATGCCATGTAGATGTAAGTTCCACTATTAAGATTCCAAGGAGAACTATTATATCTTAATTTAAATCCATTAGATAAAATATCTAATGTTGGGTCTATAGTTCCCTCTGCACTACTAGAATTTGGTGCTAACCAATATTTTGCAGCATTATATGTATCCCTTGAGGTATCATGAATATCCCATTGTTCTGCTGCACTTGAAGATTTAATCATCACAAACGCAGGTCTAAATCCT